GTTTCCGGTTCTGTTCTGGTGTTTGAAATATTGCTGTGGCGGAAACGGCGACGGCCTCCCTGTGCGTCTGCGTGGGCGTGGATGATCTGCCACCCGATGTGTTCCGGTGTGTCCCATATGGCCTCATGTCGTTGTATTCCCTGGGCTTCATAAAGTGCCTGACACCATGTTGCTATCCAGCAGGGCTTGTCTCCGCGCCCACCGCTTCGGGCTTTCCCCCCGTCTCCTTGATGGCCTCGGTTTGCGCTGCTTTCGCCCGACCCGATTCCTGCATGATCCAGTCGAAAATCCTGTCACCCTCGTTGGCGTGCATCTCATTCCGCCAGATCAGATCCACATCCTTCAACGGGTCTGCGCCGGACATGAGGTTGTCGATCTCCGCAAAGTCCCTGGTGAAGATCACCCATGCCACGCCGAGAATCCTTTCGGAGTTCCACTCGTCGCCATCCTTCGGTATGCCTGAGAAAAACGGGTTGCCCAGCTTTTTCAGTATTTCCGTCCTCCCCAGCGAATAGAGTTTGTAGCCCGTGGAAAGGCCGAGCATCGAGTCCTCAAGTTGTTCGTCCCTATTCATAAGTGTTATTTCCCCGCGAGTTTCCGTGCGATGATCTCCTCTGTTTCCGTTGAGCAGTCAGGATGGATGTAGGCGACCCCGTGAGATCCCTTGGGTGACCATCTGACGAGCGGCCTGTCGCGCACAATGGCATCGACGGCGGAATTATAGGTGATGGCGACTGCCTTGGCATACGCGAACGGATGCTGCGGGTTGTGACCCTCAAAAGCCTTGTCCATCCACCAGGTGCGGGCGTGGGCGTATTCGTATCCACGCGAAAGACTGCGTTCACCGATGCCAAAGATCCGGCGAGAGGCTGGTGCGGTTGTTGTCCAAGCATCAAATCCCACAGCACTCAATGCAGCCACGAAAGATGTGTCATCCGTTGAACGAAGTGTCGGCAAAGTCGCGGAATCACCTTCGATTTGTTCTATGATGAAGCTGCCTCCTACTTTGCGTTGGCGGATGCCCCCACCACGGGTGATGTATCGCTTCAATCCCGCGCCACTGGCCATGCAAGCCTTGACGACGGTGAACGGGTGATCCGGGTTTTGCATGTGGAAGTCAGCCTGCCTCCACCATGCCAGTAGATCCTTGATGGTCCATTTCCCGCAATCACTGATATTCCCGAATAGCCAAACCCTCTCGCCCTGTGATACAGCCGCACTCCCCCCGGACTCCTGCTCCCACGGAATCCCCATCGCGGCTATGGCCGCAAACAGGCGAACGTCCTTGGTGCTTGACTGGATCAGGTGTGGCATATCATTGATTCATGGTGGGCTTACCCGTCAGCTCGCGGCGGCGAGGAACGGATAGAGGTTGCCGGAAACGGTGCGACGTTGTTCCGCTTCCGCGCCCCGCGTGGCCGCGTTGGAAAGGATCATGTATTTCGCGCCGGATGTGTAGCCGGTGACGAGATCCGAAAGTGCGAGTGCGTTGGTGAGCGTCAAAGCCGTGGCAAGATCCCACGATGGGCTTGAGCCGGTCTTGAATGCACCCTCCATCGAGAAGGTGCCGCTATGGCGGAAGAATGCAGCAGCGATGATCTCGCCGCCGCCGGATGGGATTTCCCGCACCTGGCAGGAGATGTCCTCGTTGACGCTTTCGGTGTAGAGTCCCGTTTCGTCCGTGACGGAGAAACTGATGGTTCCGTGTGTGGTGGCTGACATGATTTTGCTATTGGTTGGTGATGGTGTCGCGGGCTACTGCCCGCCATGAGAATGTTGCCTTGAATCCACGGTTGCCCGCGTCGTCCTCCAGCCCGTCAAGGTGCCAGGAGCGGTCATAGATGTGGATGGTTGGATCTTGTGCCATGATCTGAGCGGGCGCTGATTCCCTGTCTCCAAGGATCACGCGCAGACTTTCGCACAAACGCGAATTTGTTGCAATAGCGTTTTCCATGTCAATCGAACAAAGTGCGTAAACCTCCCCCTTCACATCATAGATGCCCCGGAGGGTCTGCCGCTCGCTGCAACTCCCGGCGGCACAGATGACACGGGTTGTATATGCGGCGTTTTCGGTGGCAGTGAGTGCCGGTTGCACGGTGGTTGTCACCCCGTCCGCGCTGAGTGCGTCTTGGAGGGCGGATGCCAGGGCATTGGAGATTTTCGCGGAAAGGGTCATGCTGCTTTCTTGGCTATGATTCGTTGTTCGACCATGCGCTTCATGTTCTTGCGCTTGAGGTCGAAAAGGATCTTCATGTATTTCTCGGTGAGGACGTTGACCCTGGATCTGCCCCACTCCTCAAATGCGGTGTCCATGTATCGGACACGGTTTTGCAGGGTGACATGGAAACTGCCTTCCGTGATCTGGACGGAGGCACCGCCCAGGCTGTCCTTGCCGAACTTGTTGTAAACCTTGATGAGTTCCTTCGGCCATTTGCGCTGCCTTGTCCCCATTTCCGAAACGGTGTTGCCTTTGCCGCCTAGTGCGTAGTAGGCCGCTTTCCATGCGATCTGGGCGAGTCCACGGGTGCCTTTGCGCTTCTTCATGAGGACGGCGCGACTATTCTCTGATGCGATGCCGATGGCGTGCGGGATCTTCTTGTTATTCGCCTTGAGGAAGGCGAGATACTTCTCCTCCTTTGCGGTGCGGACGCCAGGTGGAAACCTCATCTGATCGAACTTTTGCTCGTATCCGAGATTAGAAAGATCCTCCCGCTCACTGGTGGAGCCGACTTCTTTCTTGTAGGCATTCCACCACTGTTTTGCCCGCTTCTCGCCCTTGTGTTCCTCGATGATCTTGAATGCCTTGCCTTCCCAGTTGTCATCCGCCTTGGTGGGGTAGGCTTTCCTTACGTCCTCCTCAATGGTGGATTCCTTGGCAATGTAGGTGTATTCGTGGCAGAAATAGGATGCCATCTTGCCTGCCGTCCGTGCATTCATCGCCCACATCGAACGGAACTGCGAATGGATCGACTTCGCCTTTTTCTTGGCGTTGGTCGTGTCAACCGTGACGGCGACACTCATAGCCTCGTCCCCTCCGTTTCATCTTGAAAATACACGGTCGATTCCACGGTGCCGATCTCGATGTTGGAAACTCGCATTGGCACGCCATTGTAGGTGCCGCGCTGCCCGATCAGTGCGCGGGTGATGTTTGCCGCTGCCGGGACGATCACCGCCGCAGTGGCCATGAGCTGTTCCCCGCCGAATGCGCTTTCACCGTTCGCGGAAACGGTTGACCAAACGCCGGTCAAGACAACCCCTCCCGACAACGTGACGGATGTGGTGCCGATCACCGTATTGGAAACGGTGCGACCGTGCGCCATGAAGGTATCGAGGAGTGACATGAGTATATTTAAGAGAAAAGCCGCCAGCCCGGATGAGGGACTGGCGGCTCCATGAACGAGCAAACCGAACCCTGAAAGATTATTTCGACTTAGTTTTAGGCGGGGATTCATCGACGGGCTTCGTATTCCGCCAGCGATTCGTGCGCCCAGTGCGGGTGCTTACGATCTCGATTGAGTCATACTTGCATTTCCCGCCCTTGGCGACTTCATCCTTGAATGCGATTTTCACAAGAGCTGGATCATCAATGATAATCGACTCATGCTTATTGCCTTTGATGCCTACGAGTATTGCGAATGCAGCCATAATTTTGAAGGGATGGCAAAGGGCGGATTTGATCCCGCCCTTTGCTGTAAGGTTATGCGGAAACCATGCGGAGGATACCAGTCGAGAGTCCGACTTGGTATCCATAGACCGACTCGATCACCCGGTTGCGGGTGCCTGTGTCGTTGGAATACCAGTCGCGGAGTCCGAGGGTCATGCCGCTTGGATCGCTGAGACGCTCGGCGCGGTGATAGGTGTTCCCTTCCTGCGGTTGCAGGTAGCGGAATGCGCTTGCAAGGCCAAGGCCGGAGCTGGCGAATCCAACAAGGTTTTCGCCGTTTGCGGGGATGAGGTTGGACATGATGAGCTTGAATCCCATGAGTGTCGGCACCTTGCCTTGGCGGATGGCTTCAATTCCACCGAATGCGTCGGCGGCTTGGATACCAGCATCCTTGAGAAGCGCGTTGTAATACGCAGGGGAGAGGACAAGGTAACGCTCCATATCATCCCAGTTCGCCGTGTCAGCGGAGTTCTTAATATCTGCCACATCGTCCGCGTCGAAGGTCGAAGCCGCACCAGTGAAGGCGGCAGCACCGAAGTTGGCGGCGGTGACAGGGGAGAGAATATCCTGAAGGATGGTGGATGCGAGCTTGTGGCCTTTACGGCGACCGTAAACCTCAAGGTTCACGACGGAGCTTTGGGCGATCTCGGTGTCGTCAAGACTCCACGAAACATACTTGGGCTGGCCAAGGCTGATCTCGAAAGAATCCGAATCAGCATCTTGAATCGTGTATGCGGCATGGGTGGCCTTGGTGGCAGCAGCATCAATCGCGGTGTTATCGCGGAGAACGCTGATTTTGTCGCCCTTCTTGGCAGCATCGTCCGAGAAATCGGTCGAGAGTGCCATGATGGGAGCGATTCCGGCGATGAAACCGGAGAGGACGTTTGCGGAAATGATGTCGTCATTAACGCCTGTGATGGAGTTAGCCATATTGGTAGTTAGTTAGTTGGTGAGATTTTGCGAGCGGCGTTTGCCAGCTCAAGAGAGTTTGCGGCGAGGAATGCCCATTTTTCAGCACCTTGGAGGGATTCGTATTTTGCCAGAATATCGGTAGGCTCTTCGGATTCAGTCACGATGCTGACTTCGACTGGACGGTGCGAGCATTTAGCAAGCTCCTCGGTGACTTTCGCTTGGATCGCTTCCGGGGTGGACTTGGCTTGTGCTGCTTCGAGGTCGGCAACAAGAGTTGCTTCTTTGGTTTCCCATTCGGCCTTTGCCGTGGCAAACTCGGAAGTGATATTCTCGATCTGGGTATTCAGACCGGCGACGGTTTCCGATGCGTTGGAAAACTCCTCAACCTTTGTGGTCAGGTCGGTAATCTCCTCGCGGAGTTCCGCGTTTTCGGTTTCCAGTGAGGTGATCTTGGCGGTGAGCTTGTTGCGTGTTTCAAACATGACTTTGCTTTTGTTATCGCAACTTAGTTGCGTTAGGGCGGTTTCGTCAATCACAAAATTTTCACCGGATTCGGATTTTACCGCAATTCCAATGATTTCATCCGCAAAATTCTTCTCCAAGCATGTCGCGGCATTCATCCATGTCTCTTTTTTCATCATGGCGCGGATCTCATCGACGGGGTTTCCGGTGCGGTCGGAATAGATGTTGGCGATATCGGAACTGATGGAGTCGAGTAGGTCGGCGGTCTTACGGAGTTGCTCCGCGTTGCCGTGTGTGCCACTGGATGCGTCATGGATCATCATTCTGCCGTGCTTCACGATGGCTACCTTGTCACATGCCATGCAGATCACGCTTGCCATGCTTGCCGCCATTCCGGTGATTGTCGCGTTGACGGTTACGCCACGATCTTGGAGGGATTTGATTTCCTGATAGATGACGTATCCATCAAAAACGCTTCCGCCGGGGCTGTTGATCTCGATGTCAAGAACGTCAACTGCATTCTCCGCGCAGTTCATGATCTCGCCAAAATCCGCGCCTTCCGCCGATGCTTTCGCGCCGAATAGCTTGCCGATTTCTTCAATCATGCGGCTGATTGAATCCTTGGTGACGGATTCGTTGAGTTTCACTTTGCCTGACTTGTTTTCAATCTCGATTGTCTTCATTGTCGTCTTCCTTCTCTGGTTCCTGGTTGATTTCCTGCGGGTTGAACATGCCCTTGTAGCGTGGGTCTAGGGTCACGCCTTTCGCCGCCTGTACTTCGTTGAAAAGGATCTCCTTGTCGGCTGCGCGGTTGAACTTGTTGAGCCAGTATTCGTCGTGATCTTTGCCCATGTCCTCAAGCAGGTCGGAATCGGAGATGATCCCCGCCCTCCACATCTCGATGCTGGCCTTGAGTGCGCGTCCGTCATCAATGGTGATCTTAGGCGGCTTGCTGAATGACCATTTCCACCAGTCGGCGGAATCCGTGATGCTGCCTATCTTGACGAGTTTCTTGTAGGCGTAGCCGATGATGTTCCGTGCCGCCTTTTCAAGCGTGGATTGCATGTCCTCGATGGTCTGCCGCGCCTGCATGATGTCCCTGCGCTCCGCAGTGCCGCCTCCGCGCCCGTAGTCGCCCTTGACAAAGGATGTCGGCCAGGGGATGCCCGCGCATACCTTCCATACAAGCCGGTCTTGGAACGATTCCCACACCTCGCCGGGAGTTTCGTGGATGACGGCTTCCAGCTTCGATCCGCTGCCTGCCTTGAAGTGAGTCCATGTGCCGCCTTGCATGGGTTTTGCGGTGATGGTGTCGGCGGAAAGTCCCTCGGTGCTGGTGCCAGAGCAATCACTGTCGAAATGGGTGGATGGGTTGTGATCCGCAGGAAATCAACCA